CCCAATTTTCTGCAAATGGAAAAAATGAAGGTAGGGATTCCCTAAACATAACTTGGAGTTATAAGACATGGAAAAAAAGCCAATGAACTTGGTCGAAATCACAAGCCAAAAAAAGATTTCTAAGAATGAACCTATCCAAAATTTGGGGGACATGACGAAGCGCATTCCGGCTGCTGATTGGATGGACAACCCGGCGCTATGGGACAAAAAGAAGTTTGTAAAAGAAACTGCCGAATACTTATACGAAACTTACGGCATGACGTCGGACCAATACAAGCACACGTTATCGATGTTGGCCGACCACATGGATATGTATATTCTTTGCAATCGGGAAATTGCCGTTCAAGGTTTGATTGCGGAATACAACCAAGGCAAAACTACCGGCCCGAACCCACATATTTCCATTCGGAATAAGTGCAGCGACTTAATCATTGCTTTAATGGGCCAATTGGGATTGACGCCCAAAACCAAGCTAACTGCCAGCGGCGCAAAAGAGAAAAGCGCAATTGGTAATTTGCTTAAAGGGCCGAAATCCGCATGAACTGGCAAGAAGGCATCCTATACGCCATCCAAGTCGTAAAAGGCGAAATCAACGTTTGTAATGACATTCGGCTAACCTGCCAGCGTTTCATTAACCAGTACGAAAACGCGGAATGGGAATGGGTATTTGACGAAGATTACCCACAACACGTTTTGGATTTTGCGTCGGTTCTAAAGCACACCAAAGGCCCGGACGCTGGCAAGCCCATCGTGCTGGAACCGTTCCAAATCTTTTTGATATGCGCGGTGTATGGTTTTCGTAGCAAGAAAGATAGAAACCGGCGCATGGTTACGGACGTTATCGTTTACATCCCACGCAAAGCCGGGAAATCGACGCTAACGGCTATTCTGGCCTTATACGAACTGCAATTTGGCGAAGCTGGCGCAGAAGTGTTTACTTTGGCTACCAACCGGGAACAAGCCACCATTGTTTTTGATTCGGCCAAGGGTTTCATTGAAAAGATGCCACTGGAACTTGCCGGGCAATATGAAACGTCCAAATACGAAGTCAAAAAGGCTGGCGACAACCAATCTATGTTTAAGGCATTGTCGCGGGACACCAAGAAAACCGGCGACGGTAAAAACCCGTCTTGCGTCATCATTGACGAAGCCGCGCAAATTGTTGACCGCAATTCCATCGAGGTTTTGCATTCGGGTATGGTAGCCCGGCGTAACCCTTTGCGAATCTACATCACCACCGCCAGCTTCACCAAGGACACCAAGTTTTACGAAGATTTGTCTATGTATCAATCCATGCTGACAGGAGAAGCGTCGGACAATCCCCGTTGGTTTGGATTGATTTATTCGTTGGATGCTAAGGACGATTGGCGCGACCCGACAACATGGGCCAAGGCAAACCCGATGCACGGAATCAGCGTTTTTGAGGAAGCCATTGCCCAACGCGCAGAGGAAGCAAAGCACAAACCCCAAGCCCTAAATGAATTTTTGTGCAAAACCCTAAACATTTTTGTGTCGGCCAACACCGCATGGCTGGACCGCCGATTTTGGGACGAATGCAAAACCGACGTAAAACGTCAAGAACCCGAAGCCGTGTTCATTGGCTTTGACTTGGCCGCTACCCGTGACTTGAACGCTGTTTGCACTTTAAAGCGGTATGGCGAATTGGATTACGAAGCGGAATTCAAGTTCTTTTTGCCGGAAGAAGGCTACAAGCTGATTCCCAAGCACTACGCCGACATTTTCCGCGTGGCCGTGTCATCGGGCATTTTGAAGCTGACGGAAGGCAACGTCATGGATGACCGCGAAATCAGCGAATACATAAAACAACAGTGCGAGAGATACGAAGTAAAAGAGGTTGGCTTTGATTCTTACAATGCCGCCAGTTTGGTTGCCCGGTTATATGAAGCTGGAATCCCGGTCAAAAAAGTGGGCCAAAGCATGGGCGTTTTGTCCAACCCTTCCAAGCACGTCGAAAAACTAATTTTGAACAAGCAAATCATGCACGACGGAAACCCATTTGTTGGCTGGCAATTGGGGAACTGCGAAGTCTATGAAGACGTCAATGGCAACATTAAGGTCAGAAAAAACGAAGCCGACAAAGCCGCCAAGGTGGACGGGATTGTTTCATTGATTATTGCTATGCACGCAAGCCTTGACAATCCTTCCATTTCTGGAAGTTACGGTTTCCGGTCCTTTTAAGATAGACATTCGTTAAAATTTGCGCGTAAAATGTCAGAAAATTGGGGGAAAACATGGGCTTTTTAGACATTTTTAAGGGTAAAAAACCCGCACAAAACGAAAGTAACACCCTGTTTGGTCAGACCCAATTGGGCAACCAAATCTTGCGTCAGAACCAAAACGGTCAAACTGGCGCGAATTACCAGCTTTTATATGTCACGACATCCAGCACCACCAACGCTGGCCGCATTGTGGATATGTCCGTCTTGTCGCGGAATTCCACCATCATGTCTTGCGTGAATTTGAAGTCGCGGGCGCTGGCGCAATGCAACTTGAAGGTTATGTATAAAACCGACGACGGGGTATTTGAAGATGCCTTGAATTCGGAAAACATTGGTGCGCGGGACAAGAACAAAGCCAAGCAAATCATGTCTTTGTTCCAAGAACCCAACAACTTCCAAAACCAATACGAATTTTGGTATCAGTTCGTTATGTGGTACGAATTGGCTGGTGAAGTTTTCACTTTGCTATACCGAAAGAACCAAAAAGATTCGCTGCAAACGCCCATTGAAATGTATAACTTGGACGCGACGCTAATCACGGTCCAAGCCAGCGAAACACGTTACCCGACTTACCGGGTATCGACCCCGACATACGGTTTCAACAAAGACGAACCCTTGGCGTATTATCAAGTCATTCACACGACCGAATCGCCGTGGCAAGGTTCCGCGGGTTTTAACAAAGGCATTTTGGCAACCGAACTGGTGGCGCTGGATACCGACATCGATTTGTATGCCAACTATGTGATGCAAAACGGCGCGAAGCCTTCCGGTTTGTTCCGCACCGACCAAGTGATTCCCGACGCCAAATATAAGGAAATCGCCCAACGCTTGAAGGAAGCGTGGTCAAGCATGACCGGAAGCCGCCCAACCGACTTGTCGAAGCCCGGCCAAGGTATGTTGCTGGACCAAGGCATGACCTTTGAAACGGTCAAAATGCTGACCTTGCAAGACGCCGACGCCGCCAAGCTGAAAGAGCAAACCACAAAACGCATTTGTGCATTGTTCGGCGTTCCCGCCCAATTGCTGGGATTGGATGTTGGCAAATACAACAACACCCAAACGTTGCTGGATGAGTTCTACAAAACCACCATGTACCCGATGATTATCAACATCGAGCAAAAGTTCAAAAAGGGTTTGTTGAACGGTTACCCCAATTTGTCCATCCGTTTCGATACCAAAGATTTCTTGAAGGGCGCGGCGCTGGACCAAATGAATTTTGTCACGGCTGGCGTGGCCGCTGGCATCTTTACACCGAACGAAGCCCGCGAATATCTGAATATGTGCAAAGTGGATGGCGGTGACGAATTGCCTAGTTTGGACGCCGCAAACATTTCCAAAACCAACGTTCCAATCAGCGGCAAGCCAACGGCCAAAATCGACCCAATTCCCGGCTCAAGTCCGCAAGATACGGGCGGTGGCGGTGGCAACCAACGTTCCAAAATGAACATTGGCAAGACATGATTGCCGCACATAAAATTGTGCGTATCATGGCCGCACAAATCCATCAAAGCCGTGTTATATTAACGCCACATGAGAAAACCCCTACAATACAAGACATTAACTTGGCTATAAACAACGGGGTTGTTCATGAAAAATCTGAATCTGATTTGCGAAGCGAAATTAAGCCTAAAAAAAGAGGCAGACCAAAAAAGTCCGTCGGGTAACATTTCCGCTGTTGTCACCACATGGGGACCCCGTGAAGGTGAAGATGGCCGCAAGTTCAATTACCAACCCGAAGGCTTCAAAGAATGGGCGCAAGCCTTCAAAGAAGCTGGTAAACCACTTCCAATGTTTTTGAACCACAACGACATGGGTATGCCCGTTGGTGAATGGTACGAATTTAACTTTGACAAAACCGGCATGACTGCTGAAGGCCGTTTGTTTACCAACACGGTTGGCGGTTCGGATTTATACAACATCATGAAAGATTCGCCCGACTTGTTTGGCGGCGTTTCTGTTGGCGCTTACGCTGAAGAAGCCCAAATGGTGGACGCACAAGGTAATGTCATTACGCAATCTATGTCCTACGGCATGGACGATGATGATGCCGATGATGACGACAGCGACGAACAATACTTCCAAATCACCAAAGGCGGTTTGCGTGAAGTTTCGGTTGTTATGTACCCCAACAACACCAAAGCACAAGTTACCCGACTTGAATATTTCGACGCGGATGGCCAACCAAATCCGCGCATTATCGAGAAAGTTCTGCGTGATGCTGGCCTTTCGCGTAAAGATGCGACCACCGCATCTTCAGTCTTGAAGAAAGTTCTGGAACAACGTGATGTTGTCCAAAAATCAATTCAAGTAACCCCAACCCCGCGCGATGCGGATGCGGTGGTCGAAGCCAACGACATTTTGCGTATTCTTGAAGAACGCGAATTGTTGAAAGCATTATCTAAACGATTGAAAGGTTAATACTATGTCTATCGACAAAATCACCGAAAAGCTGGATGCAATCGAAGCGCAAAACGTCGCCAAGATTGAAGAAATCAAGACCGAAGCTATTGCCAAGGTTGAAGAAACCAAAGTTGAACTGATTGAAAAAGTCGCTGCTTTGGAAGCCCGTATTGCTGAAGTTAATTCTTCTGCTGCCTTCATCAAACCCGCAAAAACAGTGCGTGGCGATGTGAACAAGTCAGTGCGTGAGCAACTGTCTAAGTTCTACAAAAAGGGCAAGGCTTACGAAAAAGAAGTCAAAATCTTTGAAAGCACCGACCAATACGACGCGTACATGAAGGAAAGTTCCGCGCTGACAGGCGGCGGCGCTGGCGTTGGTGGCCGTACTGCATACGACCCCGTGTTCCACACCTTGCGTTTGATTAACCCCATGCGCGGTTTGTCTCGCAATGTATCGACTGAAGGTTCTACATATCAGTACCGCGCAAAAACGGGCAACGTTGGCGCGAGTTGGGGATATGCCATTCAGAACAACGGTTCGGCTACTACTGAAAACACCACTATCTGGCAATTGACCTTGCAAGATTTGAACGTTCAGTTCCCTATCCGCACCGCTGCGCTGGACGACATCGACGGTTTGGAAGCAAACGTTGTTGACGATATGTTGATGGAATTTTCGCAAGTTGAAGGTCAATCCATGATTGCCAACAACGACCAAACAGATACCCCCAACACATACGGCGGCACAAATGGTTTGCGCGGTTTGAATCAATATCCCGGCGCTAATGCTTCCTATACTGGCGGCACTATTTCTGTCGGCGGTTTCGGTTCGTCTGGTACTGGTTCAAGTTCCGGTTTGCACAGCATTGCTACATACGACCAATTGACCACCAACGGTGCAACGCTTGGCGCTGCTAACGTTACTTATCAAGACGTTATCAATTTCGTGTATTCCCTGCCGCAACAATACTGGAACCCATCAACTAAGTTCATGGTTTCCCCATTAATGTTGGCTCAAATCCGTGGTTTGAAAGACAGTAATGGCACACCAATTTTTGAACGTATGTCGCCATTGGTTTATGACGGTATTGTCGGACAATTGCTGGGTTTTGATGTCGTGGTGAATAAATATGTTGATTCCCCCGATTCTTCTACCAGCACACCCGGTACTACTAGCCTGTATCCAATGTGGTTTGGAGATTGGCAACGCGGCCATACAATTGTAGACAGATTGAATATGGTATTGCGGAGATACGACCAAACACTCCCAGGATTTATTACATTTTTTGGGGAAAAACGATTATCTTCAAGTGTGGTTGACCCACTTTCGATTATTCGTTATCGTTCTACTGCGACTGCGACCTGATAAAACGGTGGGGCTTAATGCCCCACTTTTTTAACAACTTTTTTTTGGGATTAACA